TAGCTGCTGTGCTAGTTAGATCTACTTTTTTGTTTACAAATGAGTTAGCCATTAGTTTATAAAATAATTAAAAGATTCTATTTCGTCTTTTAAATCCTGTTGATATGTTGAGTTTAATTTTTGTATGACAGCAGACAAATCTCTGTTCAAAGATTCAGCAACTGTTTGTTTGTATTCTTTATCCGGGTGTGTAAGTACCTGTGTAATTCTAGCCATTATAAACTAACAATGCCTCCTGTGCCGTAACCGATTCTACCACCGTCTTTAAATCCATAATCAGTGCTATATCCACCATCTACACCCATACCTGCACCTACTGAAGTTGGTCCTGAATCTGGTCTATCATAACCTTGTCCTCCTTGACCACTGGTAATAGATTTTTCTAAAGCTGCGTAAGTTACTTTATCTTTTCTTGCTTGTTCATATGCTGCTTGTCTTATAACTTCTTGTTGTTTTTTTTTTGCCGCCGCCGCTGTTGCTGCTTTAACTTGTTCTAATACCTCTGCTTCTTTAGCTCTTACTTCTTCTAATTTTTTTATTTTTTCTATTTGTTGATTGTATTTATCTTTATCAAAAGCTTCACTACCATATTTATATTTATCATATTTTTTTAATGTTTGATTTATTTTAGCTATTCTTTTATCTATGGCCGGTGTTAAACCATATTGTGTTTCACCACCAAATAAACCACCTGATACAGGATTGTAACCTTGCATAATACCACTAGCAACACTACCAGAACTTGTTAAACCAAAATTTTCATCATAGAAATTTTTTGTTGCCGTGGCTCTTGGATCTTGTTCCGGTAACATACCTAATAAAGAAGTGATAGCCCCTGTTATAGGATCTCTTATTATACTCCCAGCTTTCATTATACCTGACAGTAATTTATTTTTTTCTGCAAATGATTTTATATTACCCATAGCATCAGTAAACATGTTACTTTCTTGTTCAGATTCAAAAGGAGGAATTATAAGATTATTATAATCTATATTGTTATTAGCAGCAGCAATTTTGGCAAACTCGTTATTACCACCTTGATTTAAATAAGGTGTATTTATATTAGGAATAAGTATTTCTGCTATACCTGTTTCTTGATTCTGTTGAGTTGCATCTAAATCTTGTTCAGTTGTTCCATAGGTATCCCCATAGACACTCATTTTACTATAATCTATAGCCATTATCGTCTACCATCCGGTTGTATATCTATTCTAAATGTACCTAGTTTCCAAAACTGACTGGTGCTGGAGTTAGATACTTTTAATGATATTGATCTAGCCCTTGCTCGTGTGTCAATTTTTTGTGTGCTACTGTTAACTGTAAATGGTCCAAGTGATGAACTAGCTGCAGTATCATTAGGAAAATCTTTAAGGTTTAAAGTGACTACTGCATCACCTGTCTGTGATAAAAAATCTGGTAATACTCTTCTTATTTTCATCATAAATTCACCGTCACCTCTAAGGTCTGCTGTTCCACCTTCTGTCATACCTATATCAAAATCTCCTGATTCTATATTAGCAGTAATAGCAGAAGTTGCACCTTCTTTAATTTGATCTAATCCTTTTTCATGTTCATAATATATTGAGGAGCCATCTGTATTACCTTGTACATAGGTTGTGCTTGTGCTAGCAACATTTGTATTAGCATCGTATTGTGATGCGTGAGGTTTACCAAACACAGCAGAGTCAGACCAAGCTGTTCTGTCTAATGTACCTGTAGTCCATATAGGTCTATCATTTGATGATTCTATATAATTGTAAGTAACAACTCTATTAACTACGTTAGATCCAGAATTTGGATAGAACCAACTAATCTCACCAAACAAATTGTTTAGACCTGCATTGATGTGTTGTTTAGGAATTGTGTTTATATCATCAAACACATGGTCTTCTACTAAACAAGGTAAAGATTCTAACTGTCCACCATATCTAAAAAAACCATTTTCTGACATCCAATATGCTGTACCATCAACTTCAACGCATGCGTTTTTACCAATCAATCCACAGTTAGTACCAACTTGTTCAAAGGCAAATGTAAAAGGTGCTCCAACAAATCTCATAATAAATAAAGCTGTATCGGTCCAAACATAGATTGCATTTCTACCTCTTAGTGTGCCCACGATCCGTGATCCATCGGCCAGTCTTTGTGTACCAGCACTATTAGTTGCTGTTGGTGTGTAGTCTGTAATATCTTCTTGAGAAGAAAATCTTATAAACATTTCGTCTTGAGTTGATTTTGTACCAATTGTTGTCTCTGTTCCAAAAAATATTAAGTGTCTGTCAGGAGTTGATACCAACATATCACGGGACGCTGTAGGTGCACCAGTTGCAATTGTTGCTCTAGTTGCTGTAGCGTTAGATGCGTCTGAATCCCATGTAAAACTTTCTCCATTAAATATTGTTGCAACTAAACTATTACCTAAATTGTCTAGTGACCATAGACCAGGATCTGTTACAATATCTCCAGATGCTGCAGCGTTCCATGCAAAAAAGTTTGCTGCATCTGTAACAGTTGCGCCTGATGAATGTATTGCTGCTGTTGTGCCATTAGCTCCCCTTGTTAAACCTGATAATGTGCCACCACTATTACCGGTATAAGTAATTAGTTCAGAACCAATTTGCACTGTACCTGAAGATGGAAAAGATGTTGAACTTGCCATAGTTAATGATGTAACTGATGCATTTATTCCTGATGAAAGAGTTGATGTAAATTGTCCTTGTGCTACACCACCCCATGATCCAAGACCCCAACCCGTAGATGCAACCTCAACCGCTGGTCCAACCGGATAATAATGTTGTACCCTAATACCACCAGATGTTGATGCGCCTGATCCTGATTCGTTAGAAGGCATAGTAATTGTTAAAGTAGTATCAGTTGGTATATCTGTTACCATAAATTTTGTATCGTCAAAATCCCCTGATAAAAAACCAGAGTTAGTAATACTTGTAAAATTATCTAATAAAATAATATCACTTTTATTTATATTGTGTGCTGATGCAAAAGTTATTGTAGCAACAGCTGATCCATTAGTTGTACTAAATGCACTTGTTAAAGTTGTTGTAGCTTTGATGGGGTGTATGTCATAAAAAATACCACCAGAATAAGCGTACAATATTCTATTTGTACCTAATGCTGCAAATTTAATACCTGCTGTATTTACAAAATGGTGTATAGCTGTGTTACGACCTGTAAGACTAGTTGAACCTAGTTGTGCCCAACCTCCTATTTTCTCTGGATAACCATATCTAAATCTAACATTGTCACCATTAACCCATTGGCCTTCGCCACCGGTTGCTGTGACTTGTTTATTAAATCCAGGTTGAAAGTTTACTTTTTGTAGCATAATTATCTAGCCGTTGCAGGCACTCCTGTTGATGTTACGAATGGATTTTCAGCGAAAGCCATGTAGATATAACTTTTTGTAGGATTTGATCCTACTGTGTTTGCTCTTAATTGAAAACCATTTGAAAGTAAATCAATTGAAGCTGCATTTGATGTATCTTCTGCAGCACTTGTATTAGCATATAAAAAATAATTTGAAGGATTAAATCCTATTCTTTTATTATCGAACATACCCCAATTTTGATTTCCACCACTATCAGTTTGTTTCACCATAAGAAAAGCTGGTTTAAATCCAGTGTATAAAAAATTAGAAGAATCAGAATTTGCAACGTAGCCTCCGAATTTTGAGTAGCCTTGTTTTTCTGCGAAGCAGTAGGCTATTATTTCATTTCCATTATTATTTCCAGACCAAGTTCCATAACTAAGTGTAGTTGAAGTTGGAGCAGTATTATTCCAATAAGTATTATCTGTGTCTGCTACATCTGTTACATTTAAAAATATTGATTTACCAGCACCTAATGAAGAATGATATACTGACCAATTTTTTGAAATACTTAAATTTTTTGTCCAAATCATTGTTGGTGCAACACCTAATCCATGTGCAGCAGTAAGATTATTACCATCTGCTGTAAATTTAGTTATACTAAACCCAGCATCAGTATTTACACTTCCAGCACTATCAACAGTTCCTATTCCAGTTCCACTTGCGTCATTGGTAAATGATGTTCCTGCTTTCCAGTTCCACGCAACATATCTATCTCCATTTGATTTATTTACACTTCCATTTGAGCCAACAGTAAATCCATCACTACTAAAAGCTTGTAAATCTTCAGTGTTTGTTGCTTCAGCACTACCATCTTGTGATCTTACTGATTTAGTTGCACCTCTAACTGAATCAAATAATTTATTAGCTTCAGTATCAGTTTTATCTTTAAACCAAACAAGATCAGGTTGGAGATCAGAATTACCACCTAAAGTAATTGCTCTACCACTACTGCCATTTCCTTGCCAAAGCACCGTTTGAAAGAATGCTGACGGATCGTCTATTGCTGTATAAGCCATTATCCATTCTCCGCTAAGTTCTTGGTACAAAGGGCAAAAAATCCCGATGGGACCGCATATTCAAAATTACCAAATCCATTACCATCTGTGTTGCCTGAGGAGATTGCATGTATTGGACTACCAAAATTCAATTGTCCAACTTTTATATCATTATCATTACCGTCTCCAAATGCTGGAAAATAAAAACCAAGGTCTGTTGCAACTGCGTCTGGTGCTGTAATTGTATATCCATCTGAACCGCCTGCTGGATCAGCAGAATTTTGAAAAGTACCATTTTTTGAAACATATAATCTTAAATTATCAATATCTAATGCTATACCTGCAATATCTCCAATACCATAAGCATCATAACCAGAACTTGTTGTTCCGTTATTATAAAATAAATTACCACCAGATTGATAAGCATAACTAGTATTACGATAACCCATATGATCAGTACTGCTTATTGCAACAGATTTTGCAATTCCCGGCATAAATTGATTTGTAGATGAATCAGCTGTAGTTTGTGCAGAATATTTAATTTCCCAGTACCATTTTCCCGAAGCTACTCCAAATGTAGCAGTATTATAACTGTATCCTGCATTTCTAGTAGTAACTTGTAAATTTCCTTCTGCAAAAGTTGCAGCACCATACAAATTATCTAAAGGGTTCATAACACAAAAATTATTTGTGCAAGTGTCAATAGATTGATCTACTGCTGTAAGGTTATTAACTGTAAAATGATTAGTTTCACCACTTGTGTCTGCACCTATTCCGCTAGCGTTGGCACTTGTGCCTGTTTCTTTATACTGAAGATAAAATCCATTGTTGCCAAAGGTTAAACCAGATACATTTATTGGTTTCCATATTCCACTGTCTGAATCAAATTCTCCAAATTGATCTGCTGCTAGTTGTAAGCCATCAATAAATACTGTTTCAGCAAAATAAGCATCTGGATGATTACCAGTATCTCCTCTATTACCTATATTAAAAACTTGACCACTTGTATTAAATCTTAAATCTATATTTTGAGTTGGATAAGTTGCTGTACTAAAAGAAGTTTCTTGAACTCCATTTATATATAATTTAACTCTATTTGCTTCTGTTCCTTGGTTTGTATCAAAAGCAACCACTATATGATACCATGCTGAAGGATCTCTAAATACTCTATTAGTTACAAGTCTACCAATGTAATTTGAACCTTCTCTCATATTTAATCTAAAAACTTGACTACCTAGTTTTTCTAAATGAGTTGTATTATTTCCATCTGCTGTGGCTGCAAAAATAGCAGTATCGTTACTACTAGTTACATCCGAAAATTTTATCCAAGTTGAAAAAGTAGCTTTATCAACATCTGTTGGTGTTCCTTGTGTTCTATTTAAATAATCTGAACTTCCTCTATTAAACCTTAATGAGTTAGATACATTAAAACCAGTAGCTGCTGTTGCTGACCCTACATTACCTGGTAAAATTAAAGGCATATTAAGATCCTAATTCTGGGAATTCTCCTAATGGTCTTTCCATTACAACTGGGTCCCCTTCATCAGCTGTATTTACATACGTGTATAAAGTTTCAATCGCTGCTGTGTTTGATGCGTTAGTAATCAATGTTTCCATTGCTGCAGCTTTAGTTCTAACTGCTGCTCTAAATGTTGTAATAGCTGAAGGCACATCAGTATCTGCATCAGCTTTTCTTAAAATATACCAGTCAGTATCTTGTAGTATTCCAGCAGCTTGAGCCTTAATAGTTTTAATAAAATTATATTTTAATCCTCTAGTAGCTACTTCTCCTTCAGTACCTTTACCATCTGTTTCGTCTTGTGCTGTAAATAAAGTATCTGCGTGTGCTTTAGCAGTTGCATTCCCATAAGTTGCAGTAACTGTTCCAGCATCTGCATCATAGGTATAAGTTTGATCTGTGTTTATATAATATTTTTCATCTTTTTTCTTACTATCATCAAACGTTACTTCTATAATTCCAATAGCTGCTAGTTCACTTGCAGTCCATACAGAAAATATTCTAGCTGGATACCTTACATCTCCTATAACCAAAGGTTTAGGGTGGTTAATAATTTTTGATATTGATCCGTCTGTTATTATTGCATGCATATTATATCCTAACTTTCACTTAAATTTAATGTTCTACCTACTTCTTGCCATATAGCACCATTGTATCTAAAT